ACTACATCCCCGACTTCATTTAGCGCCGATCTAATTGCGGAAAAAATCGATGAATATGAAAACTTTGATGGAAAAGCGGAGTATAACAAACCGGAAACAATTGCATTTGTTTGTGTCGCGACTTTGAATGTGTTTTCTTCAAATGACAATATCGGGGAAGCGAGACCACTATTTGCTCCACTAAGAACAAAAAGGGTTCCATTTCTCCAATAGTCTATCGGCTCATTTCGAGAGGCGTCAACTAGGGTCGTTGTAGAACCACCAGTAGAAATTCCAGACACCAGTCCACCAAGTAATTCGGCAACATCAAGCATTATATCTGCAACCGTCGTCATGCTGTTCCTATTAGTAAGAGGGAGGGTTTTTAGCCCTCCCAATCTGATGTTGATGTTTTAGAATTGAATGTCTCGGCCGGCAGCCACTACATCAATTTGACAAGTGAAGTTAGGCGAGGTTCCTGCCAGGGTAGCTACATACTTGATGTAGCGGCGAGGACTTTTCTTTTTATACCACGCACCTGTGCTTGTGGTCACTTGTGGAAAGTTACCCATATCCACAAAAGTACCATTGCTTGTGTCACACTCTTGAATCTGTACATCCATTGTCCCCTGAGTCCCGGTAATACTGGTTACTATCAAACGTAATTCCAGGGGTTGTACAGTCCGACTGCCAAGGTCGATTACAGCACCAGTCGTGGTAGTGGTCAAAGCACCACTTGCTTTTACAATCAAATTATTATCAGCGGGCATAGTTACTCTCCTTTTAGCTTACCTGAATACCGTACAGTTTGCTCATAGTGCGAGGGTTGGCGAAATACATCCCAACTGCCCAATCGAGAATAGTACGATACGCTACGCCGGATTCAAGCAAACCCTTGTCGTCCGTGGTGATGTCTTTGAACTGGAAACCCTTCAAGAAACCCTCACCGAATTTCAAGAAGTAGTAGGTGGCACATGCGCCACCGGTCAGAGTGATACCGTCGGCATTTTCTACTCCCGTTAGAATCTGGGTGGTTTGGTCAGATTTTGTTCCGATATCCATCAAGATCGGGCCGCCGTCTCCGAAAGTTTCCCAGGTTCTGCCAAGTTGGTCTTTGGTTGTCGCCAGTAAACCGGAGTTTACGAATGCGCGACGGGCGGCTAGATAAGCCGCAGAACCGCAAAGAATTACATCGGCCTTATGATCTTCCACTGCATACATTGCCTCCCACATAGCCGATTCAAAAATTTTGCTGTTTGCGGCCAATGAGGTTGCGTCTGGGGAAATATCCAGATTGCTTCCATTAAGACTCTGTGCAGCGGCGAGATCGTTGGCTAAGCGATAACGAATACCAACCATTTCTTTTGGAGCAGAGACCGGGGTACCGTTGATAAACATATCGTTGAACTTGAAGGCCATTGATTTCGTTGCTTGTTTGGTAAACTCAGCCCGTACATTTACGAGGTTGTTTGTGGCTTCGGCCAATTCCTTTGGGGTGTCCGAATAAGTACCCAGCAAACAAACTTCCTCGTTCATGGGTTCGAATTGAAGAGTGGATTCGGTATAGGCTTCGCCGATATTGCGGGCGGTGATCGTCGGCATTACCTTGGTGCGAACATAGTCAATCGAGAGAGTCCCAGTAGTTTCAAAGGACAGGCGATCCATGATCGGACTTGACTTGCGAAAAACGTCAATCACGCCCTTTTTTAGGGGCTGAGTAGCAGTTTGATACATCTGTGCCAAAGTGTAGGACATGAATTACTCCTTATTTTTTCTTGTATGCCATAGCAAACAGGTCGTCGTAACCCAGGTCTGGTAAAGTTCCAGTTCCTTTGTTTGCGCTGGCTGTCATTGATCCTTGAGGATTTTTTTCCTCATCTTTTGGTTCAGGAGTTTTCTTTCCGGAAACGCGATCAATCTTTGCTTTGATGGCTTTCTCAAAAGTTTCGAGGTATTCCCCGGGAGTGCCATTGGTTTTTACTAAAGCGGCCTCTGGGTCTCCTTGAAACACAGCCACATTGCCGTATTTTGTTACCAGGCGCTGAACATCGGCTGCGAGCGGATTCTGTTGCTCGGGCTGTTGTTGGGGTGCATCGCCGTTTATTTCTCCGGCCATTTCCTCAACTACTTGTTGACGAGTTACCTGTTCAACTTTTGCCTTTTGTTCTGGACTTAGATCAGTCCCCATGGCCGCCTGAAGCAAGGCTACTTGTTTGACAACTTCTTTTCTTACACGCGCTTCGGATTTGTCCGTAAGACTCTGAATGTTGCGCAGGCCCTCGGCCACCTTCGACTCCGCTATTTTGCTAGCCTGATCGGAGATTAACTTTTGAAAAGATGGGTTATCTGCTAACTTCAAAATCTCTTGCTCTGTCAAAACATGTGTGTTTTCCGCTCCGTTTCCCAAACCCTGAGACGCAGAAGTATCTACTTTATCCTGAGCAGGATTCTGTTTGATCTCCGGCGTTGAATTTGTTCCAGGTTGCTCGACCTGTTGGTTAGAAGTGGTTGCATCAGTTTCTGGCATAACTTATTTCTCCTTTTGTATTGTACTACCTTTGTATAAGGTTTGTCAATAGGTAATTATTAGTTTCCGTATGTTTTAGACACGTAGTTCAATATACCAACTACTTCTGGGTGATCTATTTTATATTGATCTTTCCAGGCCCAGGCATCTTTTAGATCGGGATGTGATTGTACAAACGTTTTCCTTTCTGCACTAGAACTGAGTGCATAATATGCTTTATTTTCTGTCGCATAGTTCGGGAATGCTGTGGCTAATTTTGTTTTATAGGAATCATACGCCGCAGAATTTTTATCCGTCCAAATAAGAGACGGGTCACTGTACGGAACTCCTGTAATGGCGGGCTGAACGTCGTCTTTCATCCATGTAGTAAAGTCTCCATATTTTGAACCGGAATCTTGCCACTCTTGGAATAATAATTGCCAGGCCCCTGTGGTCATTTGCGTTCCGTCTGAATAATATGTCTTTAGTTCACTTGTTAGAGCCGGATCAAATTTGCTAGTTACATTGGCCGATCCGGTTCCGTTGGTAATAGTGTTGCCTTTGGAAGCCAGCACTATGGTCACTTCCGGGTGCGCGGTTTCGTACTTATCTTTCCAATTGTAATAATCTTGAAGTTCTGGAAATTTTTTCAAGAACGATTTGCGATCTGTTTTGCTCAACCCCATGTATTCTGTTTGATAGGTATACCAATTCGGAAAAAGTTTTTCCCTTTCGGTCGTAAAATTCTGATAAACCTGAGAAATTTTATCGCTCCATTGTTGTACTTTGGTCACATCTGCCGGAATCTCAACTTTACTTGTATCGTCCGTTTTTGGAACCGTTAGATTCAGTTGCCTAGACCACGCAACCAACTTGTCCAAAGGAATAGACGATGAGTCTGCGGTAGATTTTGAAAGAAAAGAATCTGAAAAATCTTGACCAAGGGCATTGTTGATAGCAATTTTGTTGGCAGCAGAGGAATTCATATATTTATCCCAAATATTCCCAATGAGATACTGCTGCAATCTTACTGTAGGATCAGATTCTTTGAGAGCAGACCTAACTTCATACTCCGGATGATCCTCGAAAAATTTATTGAGGGCAGTTTTATCTCCAGCGTTATATTGATCCCACGCCTTTGAATATTGATCTCTCAATCCGTAATACTTTAGTTCGCCAGTAGGAAGAATACCATCTGGAAAAATTGTTCCAAAAATTCTAGCGCTGGCCCCCCCCATACTACCTTCTCCTTGAATTAATCCTTGTAGACCATCTGCGGTCATTCCAAGGGGCTGCTTTAGATCAATTTCATCGTCAACTCTCTTCATTGCCGCATCAAATGCTGGCCCACTGTGCTGAATCATAGCTGTAGTCGCGTCGTCTTTGGAGATTGTTCCGTCGAATGCCATGTTTGATAATTCGCGCTCAATATAATAATCTCCGTATTGGCCATACCTAGCTACTGCTGGTGACATTCCCATTGCTTTACGAGCGTTCGTTTCTAACCAAGATGGGGCGCCCAATACATCTCCTATGGCGCTTGGTAATCCTGCTTTATCTGAAATATGTTGTAAACTTGCTGATGTTTTGGATAACGGGGTCTGCGCGATCTCGTCGGTCTTACCCTGAAGGGCTTGAATTGGCTGCTGTAGCCACATTGCTGGCTGGATCATCATACTAGCCATAGTTACTGGATTCGACATATCTGATTGAGAAAAGGCTTTTGTGTAGGCCTCTTCCCATATTTTGCCGGTTTTATTATTGATAGCGTCGTCAGACTGAGATTGATTGATAACTCCATCTTTCAGTTCTTGTTTTATAAGATCAATAGTGTCGTATTGAACATTTGACGCATTTGATCCGTTATTGGTAAATGGTTGCAGTATACCAGTGAATGGAAACAATTGACTCATCGGATCAATATAGATAGAATCTCCCATCCAATCTGGCAACCCAGAACCGGCCAATGGAATGGCGATCTTTCCCTGAAGCCGAGCGGGAATCCCGGTGTTTTCTAGGCGCTGTTGCATCTGCTTGTATCGGAAAAACGTGGCGTACAAAGCTGGTCTATCAATAGAACGGATCAACCAATTTCTCATAGTGTGCGTAAACCAAAATTGGTAAGGAAATATTGTGTTCAAAAAGTTGTCATAATTGGTTTTTTTGGAATAATCTAGCATAGTAAATTCACGCATTTTTTTGGCATATTGCCAGGATGCGTATTTTGCCTGCTGGAGATTTGTTTTTGTTTGGGAAATCCACTTTTGTATTTCCGGAATTGATTCCGGGTCTATGCCTTCGCGCGGCGCCGGATTGTTTACTTCTGCCATTGACCGTTGCTTCATGGCGTCCAAAATTGGATCAATAAACAGCGTATTAGCCTCCCATTGTTGCATTCCGTCAAATTGTGGTTCTACCGTAGAACCAAGAGGGTTGTTTCCAACAACATCAATATTGGCAAGAACTTTTTCGTCCCATTCATTATTGAATTGTTTTATGAGAGCCGCTTGCTTTTCATCCAAAGAGGCATTTACGGGAATTCCTGCCTCACTTGCCCGTTGCGCAATATAGTCATTTCTCTTTGCTATGGCATCGGGAGAATCAATTAGCATATCCAAAGCAGATTGTTTCATTGGGATATTTCTGCCAGCATCAAAATTGGCCTCTTTGAGCTCTTTTGTAAGAGGTAAATATTCCTCAATAATATATTTATTGTAGGCAATTCCTCTATCGGAAGGATCAATGGTTTTGGCGTATTCTCTGAAATCTGACATTGATTTTGCTATTCTATCTCGTAGGCCTCCCGACTTAGCTACCCAATTAGCGACATCAGCATTTCCTCCTGAAATATCTAATATCGCCTGGTCGCATATAGCCTGAACTCCCTTCTCTCGCACCCGGAGTTCTTGGTAGGCTTTTTCAATATTATTGTCAACAACTAATTTTGCTGCGCCAAAATTTTCAAAATCTAATCCCGGATCGGATAATTTGTTCTGTTCGCTTTGAACCGTCGAAAAGAAATCTTCGTATAATTTATTAAGTTTACTGAACCCATCAACCCACTTGGATATATCTCCCTTGTTCCCCTTAGACGCCTCGAACAGACCCTTATAGGTTGACTCCATATACTGATTTACGCCATCAAAACGAGTTGCATCTCTATTTCTTTGTGAATTGATAAGATCATTGAATGTTTCTTTTGACACCAATCCCTTCATTGCCCAGGTAGAGTCCCACCCGCGCCACTTGGACTGAATTTCCATGTCGCGATAATTTAGGGTGTCGTACAATATATCTATTGCTCCCTGAATTCCCTCTGCTGCCACTTTGGATTTAGCGTCTTCTATTCTTGACGTTATGTCACTTTGCATAAGCTGGTTCATATAGGTATCTTGCTGAGATTTTATCTGCTCAAATGCTCTTGCTACATCAGAATCCGTTTTTGCGGAGTCTAGCTCAGAAACAAGATCGTCAATTATACCGGTTTTGGTAAGAACGTCTTTGATAACATCCTCGGTAATACCCTTATTGTTTTGTGCATTCGCAAAATCTGTGGCAACTTTTGCCAAATTGTCGTGAGTAAACACCTTTTGAGTTGCAATGGAATCTATGAGTCCGTCGAGGTCTTCTACTTTTCCGGCGCTTTTCGCAACCGAGACTAATCTATCTTGCAAATCAATTGGAAGATTAGATTTCAAATAATCGGTAAGTTCTGGTTTATAAAATTGAGAAAAGGTCTGCATAAAACTAGACGCCATTGTTTGTGCAGATTCTAGGTTTTCTAAACTACCAGATAGGCCAGTGGTTGACACCTTGTTGAATAATTTTGAAATTCCACCAGTTGCTTTATTTACCACATCCATTGCTTTTTGACCACGAGCATTGTTATTCCGTTCATTGATTTTTGATTTGAATCCGTTTGCGTTCATTACGTCCCCAGATAAACTTGAGGCATTTCCCAATACGATGTCATATTTGTCGTTTATCGAGTTTATTTTGAACATTCCGCTAGCTCCGTCAACTGCCCGGGTAAGAATATTGTTGAACTCGTTATAGATCAAATAACGCGGGTTGAATCCCAAAAGCAGTAATGACGTAGCTTTTTTCATCATTGCCGAGAACCGAACCGGCAGACTGTCCTCTTTTATCCCGTATCGTTGAATCAAATAATCGTCAAATTGGTCTCCGAGTTTTTCGGCGATATACGTCGTCATTTGCCTTGAAGAATACGGTACCGGGTCTTTTGACGATGCAAACGGAGCAATTTGTATTTTCATGTCGTTTACATCAAACCCCTGAGCTAGTTTGGCCCTGTCTTCTGGAATATTTGGATCACTGAGAATAGCCGCAAGTCTTCCGTCAAAATCATAATTATCTTTGACGTTTTTTATCAACTCTCCTGGGGTCATATCAAATAATTTTGCCGAATTATTTAGAGACGATCTATTGGCTTGAGTTCGATCAAACATACTGAATAGTTCGCTTATCATTCCGCTATCAGATATTTTTTTGAATCCTTCGGCAACAGTAGAACCAATGGGGGAATTGAACCAACGAGGATCAAGGCCAAGGGGTTTCTCTCCTTGTGGGTTTAGAATCGCTCCTATTGCTTCGCCCGTCAGTGATGGATCAGCTTTGGATGCTGCCGAAATCATCTTCTGAAATTGTTGAACGTCTCCGTCTGCTGCCTCTGCCATATACTTTAGTCGATCAATAATCGTCCCTTCGAACTGAAAAGCCTTAGCCACCGGAGATAAACTACGGGTGTTTTCTAACCACGCCGATGGATCAAATTTTCCAGTACCAATACGCGCCTCTAAGTCTTTTACTTTTCCAATGTCGTCTAAGCCAATTGCCCATTTCTCAAAAGACGAGAAATCTTTGGGAGCGACATAATGGTCGCTTCCAGGAAGAGTTCCTTCCAACAAAAACGTTTTATAGTAGTTGTACGCTCCCATAAACCCAGATGATTGTCTCAGTTTTGTTTCTGGGTCAATCGACTTAGCTATACCCTCAACAAGAGAATTGACAGGAAATGGAAGCGCGTCTACAACTCCGCTTCCTTTTGAGGCACCAACGGCGGCTTTTATCGCGTCTCCATTAAATTTTGCATCTAATTCTGGATTCTTGGATACATAATCTCCAAATTTAGATAAGGCATCCATGCTAATTGATCGTGTAGTCTTCTCTATCATAAAAGATAGGGCTGTTTGGAGCGCAAAGTCGTTTATTTGCCCCTCAACGCCCATTTTTTGCATAAATTCAGATTGATATTGCTGATAATTGGATGGATCGGCAACCATTTTGTCTCTCAGTTCGTCTAGCGCCGCAGCTCCATAAGTTTCGTTTCCCATAGGAACAGCCTGGGGTTGTCCGTGTGTGATATCCCACACTTTTCCATTGCCAGCATAGCCCAAAGCAACGTTATATTGCTTTCCAGATGCCTCAAACGCCAGACTTCCCGCTCTCAGAGCGGCTACTGGATGCTCTAAAACATCTTTGAAATCGTTATCACCGGCTACTAATTGGGCGGCGGCGCCAATAACTTGTTCTCCTGCCTGAACCGGAACATTCAAAATTGTATTGAACCATTTCATTATGTTATTATAAACAACATGGTTGCCCGTGGCTCTTTGTTCGTACATATTTATAACAGCTTGTTTTTGCGAATCTGTCATTCCGGGGGCTCCCGGAATTGAACTCCAATTTCCCGCCTTCAACTGAGAGTAAATTTGGTTGGCTCTACTTTCTGGAAGGGCATTTAGACCATTGGCAACTGTAATTCCGCCCACAACCAATCCAGCAGCCAATCCGACAATTGGATTTATATTTCCGGCGAGTAAGCCAACACCTAGACCTTGCATGACCCCCTGGCCCCACACGCCAAAAGCCTTATTGGAATACGGCTGATCCGCTAACTGGCCGGTGCCAACTCCCATGAGACCGTAAATGGTTTTTTCCCACCCGGTCAAATTGTAATAACTTCCATTTTGTTTCAAAGTGCCAACGCCGGTACCAGCGTTGACGATGGTACTATCTGGAGACTGCCCAACGGTAGAATTTATATTTGCTTCGTCTTTGTTCGATTCGTCTACAATAACCTGTGGATCAGTTGGCTCGGGAACATCTTTTAGTGTCTGTCCCAACGGATCGTCTGCGCTCAGGGCTTTCCATTCTGTCCAAGGTTTATAGTCGTTTTTATAAGCCATCCAATTGTATGCAGTATTGACGACATCTTTATTTAGCCAACTGGGAAGAACGGCTTTCGGATCAGACGCAATGAGATTGTGATAACGCACAATACGATATGGATTTTGCCAAAACGACAGTTGCCCTTGGGTTGTATTCGCGCTCGGGGAATCACCTTGACCTATATTATTCTGCGATGTAAATGTATTCTGTGCAGGTGTCTGTTGTTGAGGAAACATTTTTTGTTGCTGCTGGTCGTGAAATTGAGACACGGCAGTGTATTGTCCCAAGTTCAGGGGTTTTTGAAATTTAGGAAGTTTTCCCTGCTCAAATAAATTTTGAATAACGCTTGGGTTCGAAAGATCAAGTCCCATTGCGCCCTTCCAATTAATATTCGTGGGACTTTGCAGTGGCTCCGTATTAGTTACGGGAGCCACTGCTTTTTCTGTGTTGTTTGTTGTGGACGAATCTGTCATTTATATCTCCGGTATTAGAACCGCCAATTTATCAAATTTTTCTGCCAGTCGATTCCGCTGTTCCCCCATCCGTTATCTCCAAACATAATGTATTGTGGATAAGGAATATACTGTGGATAATATCCATATCCACTACTTCCGTTGCCAGTACCCCCGTTATTAGAGGATGTTGTAGCGCTAGGAGTAGTTGTATCAGAATTTGACAGCGTGTCCAGGGTTGGTTGATCCCAGTTTTTAGTTTTTTTGCCATTGATAGCAACGTCAATCAAATTTTGTAGTTGAGCAAATTGTTGATCTGGAGTTGAGATGCCAGATTGAAACGAATACGTATTGGTTTCTGGATTGAGAATTTTGTCCATAATAGTTGAGTATGGAGTTCCAATACCTTGCTGTAGATTGTATGCGGAAGATTGCGCTTCTGGACTGACGTACGACGGAATGGTGTTCTGAAACTCCGTCTGTTTTTGAGAATTTCCTTGAATCGGCTGAGAAAATAACGATTTTAGCAACGGAGAATTGAAAATTGAACTCCATAATGAGTTCTGATATTGGCTGAATCCGCTATACGGGGTTGCAGATTGTGGACTTCTGTATAATCCACCATTGTAATTCACGGGGTTCCCAGAAATTGGGTTTCCTGAACCGGCAAGCGGATTCCCAGAATAGGAATATGTCGATCTTTGACCGGAGGCTGACCCCTTGGTGTTTGTGGGTTGCGAAGACTGGGGACTTACGGAGGCTGTTTTGGTAACTGATTGTGATGGGCTCCATGTTGGATATCTGAATTCCATTTTACTCTCCTTGAACTTGTTGGATAGAACTTGTGTTCTCTCCCTGTGTAGTTATACCATATTTTTGCATAAGGCGTGTCATTTGTTCTGGAATTGAAGACATATACTCCTGGTACATTTCCGGATTATCCACAATACCTTGAATGAACATCTTTTTCACCGCGTCAATGGATTGCGAAATATCATCGTTTTGGCTATTTTGTTTCTTTTTTGCGTCGTATTTTTTTATCATTGCCATAGCCATTAGATGTGCCGAACTTTGGTTCCTCTGGGTAACGGTCATTATGCGCCTCCTACAGAACCCGGGGTATTTCCGCCCTGAGGTGGTTGTCCTTGCGACGGCAGGCTAGACCCCTGCGATACCCCTTGATTTGCGTCAATTGGATTCACCATTGGAAGACCAGGTGTTCCTACCTGGGGGGTCGAGGTGTTTTGTGCTCCGTTTAGTTGATTCACGGCTTCCTGAGAAAGTCCGCCTAATTGTTTCCCTGGCGTCCCAGTTCCTCCCGTAGATGCAGACTGCATTTGCTGTTGAAGTTGAGATTGCATACGCGTCTGATATTGTGCAGTTGCCTCTTGCTCTGCCCAAATCTGTTCCTGCATTTCATCGGGAGATTCAACTCCTAGCCACGTTTCTCTGGCAAACTCCATAGAAACAAGTGGATTGTTTCCAAATGTGGCCTGAGAAGCCGTAACAACATTCTGGCGCTCATCTGTAGGCATAGAGATATCCAAATCACAATCTAATTCAAACGCATCTGGCAATTCTTTAGAATAGAAATCCAAGACGCCTTTATCGGAGATGATTTTATATTCACCCCCGTCACTTTTAAGAAGATCAAGACTTATCTTCATAATATCTGCCAGCGCAAATGAGACGAGTCGTTGATAAGGAATCAGAGGAAGACGTCCTGCTTGCGACAACATAGATACCATCGAGAACGGAGCATTGGCCCCCAAAGGCTCCCCAAGAGCTTGTTTATAAATGGTTGATTCTGTGCTTTTTTGTTCGGCGATGTCTAGGCCCTTGATAATAGATGGGTCAATCACTTGTTTTTGTAGTGCATCAAGTTTTTCGTTGACGCCAAGATTCACGACTCCACCCGGAACAGAGAAGTCTAGTTTTAGAGGTTCGGTAGTAGCCGTTGGAGAGGTGTGTACGAACATGGGATTTGTGCCAATTGCGTGAATCATGGTATATAGCGTGGTTAGTTCTAGATTCTGCCGTTTCCATAAGCCGGATTCGTTTACGGTATATAAAAATGGCTGCCGAGTCTGTTGTCCCGCTTCAGTAAACATCTCTGATCCTTCAATGATTTGGTCTACAATGGGAATAACTTCCATGTTGTGTTCTACAAACAAAAGGGGTTCGTTTACAAATTCATTTAGCCAAACCGCATGATAGGTATCATCCCAAAATTCGTTGAATGTAACTTTTTCGTAAGATTTTTTTTCTGGGGCCAATTTATTCGTAACAATTGATCCAAACATAGAAATAATATCCCCCCACGCAACGGTATAAGATGATCCCCACGCAGATAAACCCATTGAGTCAAATTCCGGAAAACAATTCTTCGGGTTAAGAGATTCAATAATGATAGGGGTCATTCTTTGAGCTCGTTGTGCTCGTTTTTTTTGACCAGGAGTTGTAGCGGCATCAACTAGGTCTTTTGTTGCGGTCGTTTTGATAACGACCTCGGAGTATAAAAGGGCGCTAAGAGTTGGATCGTACCAGATTGGCCTGCGTGCGATACGTCCGGACGACCAACAAATAGCCGCGGCAATTTTTTCAATTGGGGTAGAAGATTTCAATGTGTCGGGAGTGTTTACTTGCTTTGGAACAGACCATTTTGGTTTTGCGGCAGTGAGAAGTCTTTGGGCCCCAAGAATTGCATTGCGTGGATCAGGTGACAAAGTCTTCTTTACGAAATCATCACTGGGAAGATCGTCGTCCTGAAGCAAAAATATTTTTTCGTACTCTGCAAATTTTAAGTTTCTGTCTGAATAATTATCTTTCAATTTCTTGTGATGGTCTTGAATCGTTGACAATATGTTCGTATCGGTAATATTTTTAGCTGTCATATATTTTTCATTCTCCACATAGGATTTACTGATTGCTGAACTTTCATTTTGACAAGATCGATATCTGATCGAACTGAGCTTAGGGCATATTTGAGAGCATCGTAAAGATGGTCGTCTCCCTTTGTGTTAACATCTTCAATATCTCCATGACCGGGCTCGTTTACAACCAAATAAGGGAATGTCTCAATCCAGTTTGTACACGTTCGGAAAACAACCAATCCGGGTTTTCCATCTGAAAGATTCTCAAGAAGTCGATCTATTTTTCTCTTTCCAGAGAGCCGGTTATTGTCCCCTTTTTGCAAGTACAAACCCTGAGAAAGATACTCATCGTATGTGCTGGTAACAACGTCTGCGATATTCTTTTTTGACCACATCGACGGATCGGCAAAGTTTGCCAATATATGTTCTTGCGGAAGGGTATAGTCCTGAATCATTTTCGCCTGGGCTCTGTCTGTTATTCGCGTTTTTCTTAGTTCTCGATACATGTATACGCGTGTAGTAATTGGGTCTTTCGCCACCCACGACACAGCGAACGGCGCTGCGTATCCCCAATCTATTCCGATCCATCTGGGCCAGTCCACAGGTATTTCAAACGGATCAATAATATGCCGATCTCCCCATTGAGGAAATGCTTGACCAGAAAATATGTTCCAGTCTCCATCAATCCAGGCTTTTTGTAACATTTCTGGAAGCATATGTAACGTTGTCCAATACGACTCGTCCAAATAGGAATTGTCTTTTGGCAAAGCCTGAACAAAAGAAAATTCTTGTTCAAACGGTTTCATTTCATCTGGGAACTGACGGTCAATCCATAATTGCTTTACCCATAATTGACCACCCGGGTTGGCGGTTGCTACAAAACGAGGTCGTTTGATCCCGGGCCAACGAAGCGATCCAATTAGAATATTGAAGGTTTCTTTTGAGGTCTTCTCAATCTGATCGATACCGATAGCGGCAAACTCTGCGCCCATGTATTTATCTGGTTCGTCAAGGTTGCGCAAAAGGATTGCACCGCCGCCGTATTCTTCTCTCAAAAAGAAACCAAAACCATCTGTTTTTGTGGTCTTGACTTCCCCGAATTCTTTTGGAAACTCAATGTTTATTTTGGATACCTGGCGGTCAGTAAGAACTGGATAACTTTCACAAGCCAGCATCACGCGCACATTGTCAATTCCCATGCTGTGATACTCAAGTAATATTTGCAGCAGCCACCAACGAAGAAGCATTGACTTTCCACCACCACGAGCGCCACCGTATAAAACAAATCGATGATCCCTGATTGATTGAAGGGCCTCGAGTTGTTTTTCTGTTGGAGTAAAAAGATCACTCCATTGGCGCTGTTTCTTCATCGTCATCCTCATCGTTATTTGACAATTGTTTTACCTGTCCTTCTACAATTTCGTCTTCTTTATTTTCGGAGACAGTTCTAAAGGCGTCGTATAAAATAGGTGCGTGTAACGTGGTATCTGTTCTTTGAAGAGGAGACCCGTCAACGCGATTGATCGTATCAAAAATAAATTTCTGATATTGCTCCGCCGTAAAAGTAACGGTCTCCCCCTCGACGGTGGTTATTTTTCCAAATAAACATCCCTGAATAATATAATCCACGATGGTATCTAGGGGAATAATTTCTTTTTCGGGGCCCTCTGTTTTTATAGAATAAGAACCAGATAAAACTTTTGTCAGTTTACTGGTTAGACTTCGTTCTTTTGGAGGACGACCATCCGGGTTTGCGGGTGGTGATCCCTTTACGATCTGCCCCGAAGTATTTCTCAAAACCATAAGGTATTTTCTCCTTTTCAATCACAACTTCAACAAACTCTGGATCATCTACCAAATTTTGGAGTTGAAAAGCAACGTCTTTTGCGTTAGGTATGTCGATGAGAAAACCAAGACCCTTGTCGAACATTTGTTTATATCTATTCATCGCGCCCCAAAAACTTACTACTTCTTTTTTTCCTTTTATGGTGACACGAATACACTGATTGGTCTCAAGCCACTCGACAACTTCTGGCAACAGTTTGCCATTTCCGATATTGAGTTCCAAGACAAGACGGGCAACCTTTGATTGTTTTAGCCACGTAAAGTCACTTGGAATGGCACGAAATTTCATTTCTTTTTCTTGCCTTTCTTCTTGGCTAAACTAAGCGCGATAGCCACTGCCTGTTTTTGTGGGCGTCCTGCTTTTACTTCTGTTTTTATATTATCCGAAATAGTTTTTCTGGACGACCCCTTTTTTAGCATAATTATTTTTTCCCTTTCTTTGCCGCATTTTTCTTTACTGATTTTATAATGTTTTTGCTAGATTTTTTCGTGGTTTTTTTACTGACGCCCTTACTGGGTTTATTGACTGGTATAGGCGGCAGTGAATTGTCAGGAGGCTCCTGGCCCATTCCTGGGTTCGGAGCCATAGGAGAAGGATATGCAGACCCCATCATATCCGGATTTGGCTGTTGCATTTGAACCGGGTTTACTTTTTGCTGAGAAAGAAGAGCCATAATCTCTTCCAATGTTGGCTGTTTAGTATTTTTCATTTTTGAGCTCCTTGAATTTTGCTCCACGCATTGGCGATTCCATTATACAATTTCGTGCCAGAATCTTGACCAAATATTCCGGTGAATAAAGGCAAAACGTTTTGGGGATTATTCAATTGCTGCGTATATTGAGTAGGGGTGTTCTGGTTCCACCATTGATTGGTTGACTGCGCACCTTGATCCAGTTGGCGAAGCCAATCCGATATTTTTTGTAATATATCGTCACTTGACTGGCTTGGGGACTTCACCGGATTTGTGTTTGCCGATGTATGTGTTTGGAGTTGTGTATTTTGATTGTTAACAATTGGATTAGAAGACAAAGGAGAATATTTTATATAGGAATTTGGATCATTGGGCGCCACTGGAGTAAAAGGTTGTTGAGTTTGATACGATTCTCCCAACCGACGCACTGCATAACCCAAGGCTTGCAACACTCGCTTATCCATCATTCCGTTATATTGAGGAGGAATACTTTCGCGAGTTTGCTGATTATATGGGGTGCCAGTATAGCTATTGTATGACATTACGGGTTGTTGATTATTGTTTTGCGTAGGTTGTGAAGACATTTTTTTCTCCTTATGTGTAACGTTTGTATAAGGTCATTATAACACAAAAAGATGTATAATAAAAGAAATCCAAAAAAGGAGGATTCAATGCTTATTTATTTGGCGGGCCCAATAAAGGCCAATGGCGTAAAATCCGTTGAAGACAATATCAAAGCTGCAAAATTTGTGGCACTCGTGTTGTGGAAAAAAGGCCACGCGGTTATTTGTCCGCACGCTAACACCGACTTTCCAATGAAACTTTCTATGGACACACTTGACGAAAAGGTGTGGCTTGAAGGCGACTTTCAAATGATTGCCAGGTGTGATGCTATGGTAGTTATGCCAAATTATGAGCACAGTATTGGCACAATCCAAGAGATCGCGTTTGCCCAAAACAGAAGCATACCAATTTATTATTACCCAGATGTTCCCGAGACGCATCCAACGGAAAAAACGTCCCCAGAACAATGCGCCGCCTTTATTGATACGATCATGTCTATGTATCGAACTCACCTGGATAAGAACGCAGATTACTCCACAGCGAATATCCTGGGTACCGGACAACTTGGGGTAGTAGTACGATTGTGGGATAAAATTGCCAGACTTATGAATCTCTCTGGTTTCAAACTGAAGGTTGAACAGGCCGAGTACGACAAACCAAAAGAACCAAAGAACGAATCCGTTGATGACGCCTATATGGACGCAGCGGTTTATGCTGTGATTGGCCAATTAGTGAGAAAAGGCAAATGGGGAAAATAATTGTGGTAAAATAAATTTGCTAGACAGGAGCGTTATAGGCGCCGTTTTTATCGGTGAAATTCCGTACCCGGTCGAACTATAGTGGAGTAGCGCAATTGGCAGCGCACGGGCCTTGGAAGCTCGGGGTTGGAGGTTCGAGTCCTCTCTCCGCTACTTGATCCAGACTTCGTATACGAACCAGAGATCAGCAACGACCCTTTGAAAAATAGGGGTCGTTTGCGTTATACAAACATTATACAATACCCTCTTTCCAATTTGGTTATATATTCAATTCATAACGTACGTCGGTTATGCTCTAGGATCAATTTTAAGGCCCCTTTCTTTGTTTATATGGGCAAATAGACATATATCGTCTGTTATCCATGTTTTTGGCCTTAAATAATCAATCCTTTGGCTATTATAGATAATACTTGACCGAACAAAAAGGGCCTAAACTATTTTTTGATAATTTTTATCGCGCATTTTTAGCTGGCACGCCAACACACACAGAGATAGCAACAACAATGGGAGCGGTGGGTATACCTGCGGTGTATTTTCTTCTTCGTCGTGTGTGGCCATGTGTGAATAATCATGTGTGCGCGTGCAGCCAATTGGGGTGGGCGGTTGCTGCCATGATCGGCGAGTGCATGTCGAGCCTCGGATAAATAGAACAAATAAACGTGTCGAATGTCATATTGCAAGGGCTCTAGAATAGCAGTAACCTTAGTGTATCTGGGTAATTTGGCCCGGTCTAGACTTGGAGAATACAATGAATAAATACACGCTCTACCTTCCAACGCACTCACGCAAAGCAGTTGAAGCATACGCGGTCAAAATATCAGTTGTATACGGCGGTTGTACCGCTGTTCAATCGACGGGTTATTGGGTAAACGATGCTGGGGCCCTCATACCCGACGAAGTAACGCAATTATTCACGATCACTGACAAAAACATAGACTTCGTGAACCTTATTGCAGACGCCGCGAAGGTTGAGTTCACCCAGGACACAGTGCTTGTCACCTCGGAGCCTGTCAATAAAGCAGATTTCAGATAGGTTTCATACTACGCAGCCAATTCCCCGGTAGTCGGCCGGGGGATTTTTGTTGTCCAGGGCCCGGCATATTGGCAAAATTTGCCACCGATCCGCACAAAAACATACCAACCGTTAGGTATTTTTTATCATTGTCTACTATTTATCCGTGCACCAGGAATTATCAGGGCACCACGGGCCGTGAGAGCGCCGATTATATAGGTTTGGTATGGATAATGGTCATTCACTGAATCGCCACCTCACTACACACTGAGAACGTCATTATGTTTCACGATAAAGCATCGTTGTCAAGTGTTGAATGTAATCTCTTTTTTGTTACATATGACACTATACTCCGTATACAAACGGCCTATACTTATAACTGTAAGAGAGACACAGAACATTCACCTTAGCAGCAGAGAGGAGGTTATGCCATGATTTTACACTCGTTTTATCATCATTGTACGATTTGGCGCGAGACACACCCCGCGTACCGCTTGAGATGGTTTTCTTATGTAAACGGTCATTTTGTGTATGCCAATACATTGGCCGGGATTCGTAGTCTCGTTAGGTCTTATCTTTCAAAGTGAGGTGTCTATGCAAGCATTGACTACGTATCAATTGAAGTCTCACCCATCACTTATTGACGATGGCGTCATATTGTGGGCGACAAATAAATGTGGCCGGGAATTGTTCCGGTGCGTAAAGGACAAAACTGGGTATTCATATACTCACGAGAACGGTTCTGGGTTCGCTCCCCTCGGCAAAGTTGAAAACGTATTTCGCTCTCTGTTCTATACTTTGCTAGACAACCCTTCAGGTAGAGTTTACGGCCAATTAGCCCCACAATATTGGCAGTGGGTAGACGGTAATACTGTTTCTCTGTAAGAGAGGTTTATTATGATAGATAAAATATTGTACGTTCAAGACCTTGATGATTCTTTTACTTTCGTTAGTGATTCTCAGAACGTTCAAGAAATCAAGAGTTATCTGGGGCCTGAGGCTGCACCGTATGATTCGTTCTTTGTGTTAGAACGCGACGGTGAATATGTGGAAGTATTTGGAATGAACGGTATAGTACCTTATCTAACAAAATTGGTTTTTGAATTGGAGGTTCCGTGAGAACGGTTGATATCGGCGCTGGAAATTATGTAGTGTGTCGTGTTAAAAATACCCGGAATGGGTTCAAGCATACCGCGACTCTGTTTCGAGAAGGATTTATTACGCCCATCCGCAATACAGTTTACTACCTGATCGCACATGGGAAGCCCATACTTTTGACACAGTACTGCGTGAATTGTCCAACGATCCACGCATTACAGACACGGAGCGCGAAGCAATAAAGATAGCTATTCAGTAATTGACCGCGTAGGTTATGCGCAAAAAAAATCACCCTTTCAAGAAAGTAGAGGAATATTATGGGAGTTTTACAGTCGTTTCAAAAGAATTTGTCGGGCCGAAAATTAGCCAAACGTACGCAAGAATTTATTGAGCACACAGACTTGATATTCCGGAGCGTTCAATTTCGAACCTTACATCCGCGTTTTCATGCACTCACTGAAATCGGAAAGGCTATGAACGGGCAGCCCCATCGTCTTTATGATGCGTCAGACCTGTACAACGACTTGAAACGGGAGCAATATCCTATCCCGGAAAACTTTACCAAGTATACTGAATAATCTTCAGCCCCGCGGGTGGCCTTGTAACCCGCAGATAGTCCTCGGTTTATTCCAACCGGGCTGAAGAGACCAGAAGGTCGAAACTATTTTACGGAGGATTTATGAAAGATTCAAAAGGTAATGTCATTGGTAAGGGCATGAAGGTGCGCGTTGTTGACCCCGTTGTGACACTTTGGTACGAATCGGGAGCCACGGGAACCGTTTTAGAAATCAACGGTGGTTGTGGAAGCGATTTAGTACTAGTGGGTTTTACGTCGGGAGAATTCGACAATACCCAAGGCGTGTGGCAGAGTTACCCCGCTGGTAATTGGTGGGTAACGGAAAAGGAATTGGAGGTTATTCCCAAAACTTTTTTCGAGATTATCAGGGCTTGGTTCTAGATCTGCGCTCGGCAGTCGGCGTTATAGGCTGCCAAAAAATCATAGTGTGGCAAACTTTGCCAATTGGAGATAATTATGTCACAAACTTGTCAATCAATAGAAAAACAAAAAAATCCCGAACAGGGCGGCGAATTTTATAAGAGCCTTGACGCTTTAAAAGCGATTGAAGTCATAGAGGAGGAACGCGCCTCCGAGGAAGAGGTAATCATAGCGTGGCAGTATATCTACGATACCGGCCTCTACCGGTCTTTACAAGGCTATTATGGGCGCATGGTTCACGTAATGCTGAAAGCGGGCATTATATCTTGATTGTCAACCGGGAGGGTGAATTCACCCTCCCGGAGAAGGATGGAGTATATGATCGAAACTAACAAGGGACAAAGGGTAAGGATTATTGCAGAAAATCCTTGGAACATGATTTTTTATGGCAAAACATCATATAAGGTGGGCGAAGTTGGTACGGTTGTATTTGAATCACACGGCGCTTGGGAAGGTGGCCTGTCTAGAGTGAATTTTGGAGACCGCGAATTGTGGATATGGAACGGTCGGCTAGAACCGGTACAGGAGGATAAATAATATGGCGCGCAATACTTGTATGGATTGTGTACGTAAACATCTAGCCCAGGCGTCTGTGTTGCTGGACGAAACCTATTTGGGTTATCCCCATCATCGTTTTTTGGCAGTCGGTCATTTGGCTGAAGCCGAGAGCGAAGCTCTATTAGAACACCCAGACTTTTCGGCAAAGATTCGTGCGGTTCGACTGGTTGTAATGAAATCCTATGAATCCGGGAAAGTTGCCGTGATCGAAAACTTGATTCGGGAAGCGTATGCCGTGGCGGGAGAAGATGATCTTGACCAACATGAAGACCCGCATAACAGCAAAACATTCGCGGATTCGCGCATACCAGAACCGATTCTAGAAACTACCCAGAAGGGGGCGGCACAACCGATCAGTATGAACCTGCGTTATCGCCAATACGTTGACGATTACGCACAGGCTGGTCTGAAACCAGACCCGGTAATTGAACAGATGTTACACGCCGCTGCTTTGCATGAAAAGAGGATGGGCAATAGACTAATATCGATCAACAAAAATCCGACGACACAGAATCGCGGGACTGCAACCTGGCGGGGTAAAACTTACACGCTCAATGCGGAGGCTTATTTGACCAATATTGGTGGTTGGTACGGAGATGCGGGAGACGGAGAGCCCCACCTCGCCGAATATGAGGCAGGAGCTGTGGGAACGGATGGCGTTGATTACTTAGTCCGATGGCGCTTCAAAACCATCAAGGGACAAGAACCGGAAGACGAGTCTAGCTATCCGTTTGACGATCAGCATATCTTTGCGGTCGTCGAGAAATAAATACTTCCCTCCCGGCCGGGACATAGACCGGGAGAAAAAAAATGACAGACAAATTAGCACAGGCACACGAACGAATGAACGAATTAGGTTTCACAGATGAGCAACAGGAATTCATTTTCGCAGATTGGTCGAACACGGATGAACACATCAACTGGCTCTTGACCGCAACAAAGAAAGAAATTGCAGACTGGATCGAAGCGGGTCAGTAAAAAAATTCCCTCCCGGCCGGGACATAGACCGGGAGAAAGGAATAAACAATGGACGCAAATATAAATAGAATTCATTCTCAATTAGACACAATTGAAAAAAGATATGATCCTGAAAACGACCTGGCTAGTCCGCGCGTTAGTTGGACTGAATACGAATTGTCTATTATGGTTCGGAGCCTGGCGTTTATTGTGGTGAAACTTGAAGAAAGGATTGAATCACTGGAATGTAAAAATCAAAATCATTCCACCCAACCCACCGCCTCAATCCTGGGTTCAATCAAAACAGACAAGAAATCTAAATCATCCGCTGAGAACAGAAAAAAAGCGGAAGGCCAAAGTATGATAAACGATAACGAATACGCTGCCGCAAAGGCATGGAAAGACAACCACGATCCGGTAAAAAAACTGGAAGAAGAGAACGTGAAGCTGCGCGAAGCCCTTAGAAATATTCACAAAGTATTTGAGGCTGGTAAGTGCGGAGACGAGCCAGAAGCGGATTACCGAATGGACTATATCGCAATGGAAGCGTTAGACAATGAACAAAATTGATAAAATAAAGAAATGGAAAGACGAAACAGAAGAAAAACAGGATGCCGAGAAACTGGCTACTGGATTAGTTGAACAAATCAGATATACACAGATATTGGAATCAACACTGAAAACAATTCGCGACGGATATGGGTTGGATGAAGTTGGCAGGGATATTATTGACGCTGTATTGACATCACCAGATAACCGCCAAGAAATTATTCGATCCACTAGAGAGGCGCTAAAAATGACATTATTTGCAGAATATGATCTGCGAGAAGTAAAAAAAGGAAACGAACGGCTAAAAGAAACCTTGAAATATTATGCCGATCCACAAAACTATAGGTCGTTTTACGAAAGGAACGCGCCTGTTATGATCGAAAAAGGCGAGCGCGCCAGGATGGCATTGGAGGGGCGGCAAAATGACTGAATTGAAGAAATGCCCGTTATGTAATTCGGATTGCAAGATTATTTCAATCACCGATGATGATTACCACCAACTGGAACACCATGTGGTTTGTTGCACTGGAGAAAATTGCGATTATCACGCAGGGTACTGGATAACAATCGAGGAGGCAATCTCACATCACAATTACAGGCCTATCGAGGAAGAATTAATCAAACAAAACACAAGTTTGCGCTTTGAATTGCACACGCTTCGTTTTAAAGAATCACAAGAAGAACGATTTATCTGGTGGGTATGGAACGTGTATGCTAAAGGCGTTCTGGAATTAATTAAAGAAGTTGAGGCGGCAAAAATAATTTTACACTTTGGTGGATGGAGTATAGCCAGAAATCTAAAAGATTATACAGATAAGATTTACGACGGTACTTATTTGGATGTCGAAGTGAGTAAGGAGCACACGCTATGACGGAATCGGAACACTTTGACTACGCCGGGCATAAATTTGTTATTGGTGATCGCGTGTCTATTATTACCTTGGAAGACGACGACACAACTTTCTTTCACCAATATGCGGCAGGAGAGATTATCGGTTTCGATGATTCAATCCAATGCTGCATTATCAAATTCGACACGGGTAATTTTAATCACGGCAATAACTGCGTTTGGGTCGCAAAAAATAGGTCAGTACTTAGAATCCGCAGCAAAGACATGCCAAAAGTGCGTTCATGGCCCGCAACGTAAAACCCACTCTCCCCGTTGTTTTTAGAGAGTTCCGGGGAGAAATCATCGCCCTAATTCCAGTTATGCCTAAAAAGATAGTGTACGTGCTATACAGGAATGGTCGATTTACAACAACGGACTACGCATGGCTGATGAACAATTCATCATCGTGTAAACCGGGAGAATCCCTGATCGCTCTATTAGAACTAAAAAGTTTGTTTCCGGGATATTGGATCAAGAGAGTAACACACAGATGAAAATTGGCAAAGTTTGCCAAATGATGTATAATAATACTTGGAGGACAAAATGCACAAAATTATAGTAAAAACAGAAAATGCAGAACGTTCGTTCACAAACGAGGGCGAGATGATCGAGCCGACGTGTCCGAAATATTCAACCAAACACTGTGCGGAAATTCTCACCGATATTTACGAAACTGGCGCCATATTTTACTGGGCCACGACCGTTGCTATACCACTGCGGCGCACGGACGGTAATATAAAGTTTTGGGGAATTGCAATTGATGAAACAAAGACTTTTCATAATCTCACCCCCAGAATTGTAAACCTGGGAATAAAACGCCTATTCGCTCCGGGGTTTCAAATTGACCCAAGTATTCTTCAGTCTATCCGAGACGACGACATCGACGCGGAAGCGGGGGATTGTATTATTCAGGCTGCGCTGTTTCGCGACGTGGTGTATGGTTAGCTCAAAGTCTTTATCGTCTTTAGACGCAGTGAGAAAACTCATTGCGGGTAGGCGCGGCATCAAGGTAAACCTAACTAATACACAATTACTTGTCTCCGGCGACACGAAAGAGATCGAAAAAGACCTCAAGATCGCCGGAGCCAAATGGTCAGATAAATATCTGGCATATTCCATAACTATTGGAGAAAAATGATGTTTAGTTTACGCGAACTGGTAATTGTATTTCTGTTGGTAGCCGAGATAGGCCTTCTCGTCTCAATGCTTGTCGTTGTTGCAAAGGCTGGATTACTCGACCCCGGACTAATCAAAATCATCAACCGACATCCGGTAAATTTGACTCGGTCTGGTTACTACGGTTGGTTGTTTGAGATAAACGGTCAAATTTGGAAAACAAACGATTCTGGGCAAGGGCTATATTTCTATTCCGAGGGAGTCGAAAGATGGATCATATACGACAAATCTTTCCGGGTATCTCCAATCAGGTGGTTAGCCGCAATTCAAATTCGCATAAGAGTTATCGATTTATTTCTGTGATTATATACGCCATTGGCGTTTATAAAATTCATTCAGACGAAAGGAGTAACAATCTACTCGTAACACTCGCTACAAAAGGCCCCGGTTCAACGCCGGGGCCGATTGTTAGTTTAGTTTTCTGAGCTCTTCTTCAATCACGCTGAGAGCCGACTTGATCCTCAGCATAATCTCAATTGGAATATCCAGTTTGTATATCATCCCCTTTAGATCGCGCAGTTTACCCGAAAACTCCCCAGGGTCGATATCTTTTTTTTCGTCTAGGTAACCAAACTGCGCCTCAAGTTTATCAATAGTAACGGGGCGGCCCGTATCTGGATCGACTGAGGCATAGATCAGAATTTCATTCCATTCTGCATACTTCATCGCGAATCGGAAGTGGTCAAACGACAAAGTGGGATACCAACCACGGACTTCTGGTGTATAAAATTCCGCAACCATCGCGTAGTATCTGACCGTCCTGGCCGAGCGACCACAAAACGAACCCACTGCTGAATAAATAAAATCCTTTGACAAATCTTTTCTTGCAGAAATTACCTGTAGAGCAATATCGCCAACTTTGAACGCAGACTCAGTCAGGCGATCTCGAATGGCTATTAGCTCGTCCTGAATGTCGTCCGGAATGGCGTCCTTATAACTAACCGCAGCCGTTTCTGGATACATGTTCTCTCTCTTTCAAAATTATGGTCTCGCAAACATCATTAGATCAACTGACTTAGGAGACTCTGAATACACAATGCGTGGCCCACTTGTCATGTTGACGTAGCACGCACGCTGCGACACTGGGGTTGACTGAAACGACAGGGCGTTCAGCACAAGAACAAATAGAATGGCTAAAAACATAACGCCCGTTATGTAAAATTTATTTGCTGATTTCATTTTTTTCTCCTTATTATATGTAGTTTTACATCCACATCCATGTCAACTTCCCGTGGATAAATTGTCAACAAGTTGTCCGTTTTCTTGTTTGAAACCATTGACCGCGTGCCACTGTTTGAAAGTCTCTCCGTCAACTAATAAAGTAGACAGATGGGGGCTGACACACGTTGGATCGCACCAAATTTTATATCCGGATTCGCGCGCCAGTTTTGAGAAGTAAATATCTTCACTTTGATACCGATGGTTTACTGGATCATCTTCGTATTTGAACCAGGGAGAATCAATCGTTTCAAAAACTCGGCGATTGATTAAAATTGATCCTGTTCCAATGCGCTCTACTTCCCACAAACCTTTTTTGGGCCAGGTGGCGGGAACGGTCAACGTGTCGTCGTCTTTACCCGCTGTATATACCAGGGGTTTGTAAGGGGGTTTGCGCATGAAGTTTAGACCGCCGACGATCTGAATATCCATATCAAGCATCGGCCACCTTCCCAAGCGCTGAATAATATCTCGCGGGTGAACGTGGTCGCTGTCCAACATGAGAATATGGGTAAAATCTGATTCCAGCAACTTGAAGGCCGCTTCGTTTCTGGCTTGATCTGTTCTGGCGTAAGAAGTCCACACGAAAGGGAGGCCCTGGCGGGCCACACTAACTATTGGGGGCAAAATTAGCTCTGGATAGATCATTGTTCTTTCCATCGGGATAAAAACCAAAATCTTTGGATAAATCCAGTTGGAAGGAGATTGGTTTTTGATACTCTCTTCTACTCGTTCTTGTTCAATTGATTTTTTCAAGTAATCCTCCTTGACTTTTATTATAACATGGTCTATACTAGATAAGTCCTCCAAGAAATCACAAGGCCCGGAATCAGAGTTTTTCTGTCCGGGCCTTGTGATATTTTATTGCGAAACATAATCCATTGCCACGCATTGTCAGAGTCTCACACAGTAACTCCCAACGCAACAGACGGGTTAGATAAATTTTTGCCTATTTTGTTGTTGTCGCACACTGAAAATCTCCTTTTCGAGATCAGATAGCTCTCGCCATAAAACAACGCTTTCTTTGTTAGAACGTCCGTTGAATGTGGAGTCTCCGAATTTTTGAAACTGTGTTACGAATTCATCAAAGTCATATCCCGGAACGTAGATCACTGATCCAGAAAATCCACAGAATACGCCTCCGGGCTCAGATGGTAAATACCGACGAAATTGAAATATCCCGACTTTATTGGAATCGAGCTTGACGATAACAGGAACACGAGCTGTGCCAACCTTAGATACCTCGTACCCAAAATTTGATGGGTCTGTACTAGGCAAAACAACATTTGGATCAAACCATTTTTCTTCTGACATTTTATCCTCCAGAAGGGTCGGGTGGACTCGAACCATCATCTCGTCCGGCCCGGGGAATTTATTCCTTGCGCCAGGGCGAGCTCTACCATTGAGCTACGCTCCCATGTTGCCGGAATCTCTGCCGGCTGTCAAGGTTTGTTTTTATTTACCGCTCCCCTTCCTGCGGTTGCCAGGCGGAAATTATTCTAAGCACCCATTCCTTCTGCTACGGTTCCTCGCTGTAGTCTCAGTTTCAGAGCACATCGGCTGGCATTGCAAAATCTGGTGGGCTATGGGTGGGACAGGAACGTCGGTGTCCTTATACGAATACCCTCCCGGTTTTATCCGGATTATTGCCCGGTACTCTACGCTTGTGCATTTCTGCGCCCCTCATAGCCCACCAGTTATTGCCATCCCCGCCCCGCCGTCAAAGCCGCCTTGATCCGATACGAGTTCACGTATACACTATGGGATTTTCCGGTTTTTACAGGCTTGTGTCACGAACAGGGCAGGATATTACTTCTGTGGCTCGGATACTCTTCGCAAATGCGAATGCGCCGTAAGGGGATATTGTCCGATGGTTCACCTGTCTAGGACACCACAGTTGTTGCTAAAGTTTGGCGGTCAGGATTTGATTTGGAGTCACCTGATTGAGAAGCAGCCTTCTGATTCTTTTACTCCCGAAACTCACAGAAAGCGTACCGATAGACCTACTGGTCTCCCTGCTATCCTCTGTCAAAGTTTCGATTTGACCGCGCGTTCCTACCGTGCTGCCGCCAATTATTCAGTTGGAAAAGATCAAATAGTTTGGTTGAATGGGCCGCAAACCCAGGATCAAGATCGGCACACATTCCATTACCGGGTAAGCCGACCGTGTGTTCTAAGGAGCCACGATTTTGTCTTCTTTTTCGTTATAGTACGGGCGCTTGGAGCTCAACTTGTCATACACGGCACCTTGTGCCAATTGGGTTGAGAAATGGGAAAATATTTTCACTTGTCCGATGATAAGATTCAACATTCGTGCGTCGGTGTTGGTCATAGTTCCTTCGCGCGCACTCTCTTTGCTGTACTTTTGCACATGCGCGCTATATTTTACAAGGGCGTCATGCTCCAGGGAGTATTGCACTGGAACCACAAATCCAAATCTTCCAGATTCAATTTTATGACGCAGCAGTACCCATTCATCATAGATTCTGGACACTTCTGGCGATACGTGCGCGTCGATCTCGCCCGCATAATCTAGACCAACGTCAGCATTATTGATATTTTCTACCTCACTCTCAATCGCGGCGTGTTCTTTTTCAGAAAAAGCAACTTTTGGATCGAGATTCGGGCCAATGTTTGTTTCGGTGGTTTGTATTGCACTCATCTTTTTTATCCTCCAATGTGTTCTAATTTTGTTTCTAAATCTTTGGCAAACTTTGCCAATTCATTCCGTCTGGAACCATCATTTTTACCGTCAACTTCGTCTTGAATATAATTATCGAACTTGTCCCAGGCTTTCCGTATTTCTTTTCTAAGGAACATTTCCTCAGCACGATCATATTGATTGTTGTCTTCAGTGGCCATATTTCTCTTATCTGTGTACTATATTACCACGACCGTTTGCGATTGTCAATGGGTAGGGCGAGGAGAAATTGAAATAAAATCTTCAAATAACCTCCAATCTTCTTCTGAATCGTTCATCCATATCGAATCTCCCCCCAGGGAGTATACAAGCTCCAAAAAAGAATATTGTGATGGGGTCGGCTTATTGTCTCCAATTTTGCACTCAATGGCGATAAAGCGACCGTCGATTAGGCCGATAATATCTGAGGTTCCCGTGGGAGCCGCGCGAATGGCCCGCGAACCCTTGAACACGGTTCCGCTGTTTACTCGCATTGCCCAACCGCCCTTTGCGAAGATTTCGGAAATGACAATTTTGACCAATTCTTGTTCTTTCATTTTTTTCCTTTCGATAATCCGTCCAGATAAACCATGGCATTAGTAAGGTGACTAGTTACCCTTTCGGCGTGGTTCCTGTAATCTTGCTCTTCTTTTAGTTCGTCAATGACTATGTGGAGCAGTTCGTGAATCACCGTGGCTTCAATCTCGCTTTCGTCAAGACCGCGCAGAGAAATATAACTAAAGGTCACCGTTGCTCTGAGATATTTCCAGTCAGTATCGCACTCTGCTAATACATTATCGTCTGATCTAGAAATGTAGTCTCGGATTACGGTATTTACTTCCCACATACCCAAAAACAAATTGGTTTTCCATTTGATAACAAACCTGCGAATAACTGCTCTTAATTGCTGTTCATTTCTGGGCTGCATCGTGATATCTAATCCTTCTATTGGGAACTTGATAAATTCCGTTTTCGCGTAAAATTACGGCGATCCACGATTTTACGATGCCGGTTTTGGCCGAAATTTCGTCGAGTGTCAGCAATTGATCTGAATACATTTTGCAAATTCGTTCGTTGCGCTCCCTGTACCACGCATTGTGTTTGGCGATCATTTTATTCCTCCAAATTTATTAGCTAGTTTTCTGGCCTTCTCGGAGCCAATATGTTTTCCCAACTCGCTGATTAGAGATTCAACCTGCACGTTTTTTATTCCCAATTGCTCTTTTAGAATAAACGTGAGCGGGCGGGCAGCTCTTTTACGACCACAAACTGGACAATCGACTCTGACGTCGCTTAGATTATCTCCTATAAACGCGCCCACAGACTCTCTTCCACATTTTTCGCATCGCCAAATACGCGATTCATCCCAAAGCAATTGGGCGGAGTATATCTGTAATATATGAATCTCTTTAATAGAGTCCAGCACAAATTCCTGTATATTTCCAATTGGGTCGCTTGTATGGGCCCATCCCGATAATGTTTCTTCTATATTTTTATCCCACATTTCGTTTGTCCTCTCAAATTAGTTACTTTGTATACCCTGAATTAGAGTAACAACGCTCATAGTGAAAATTGTCTACCGCACTTTTCTTTTTCGGATTCGTATTTTTTTATTTCTTGTGCAATTTTATTGTTTGCGGCTAATAACCTTGATTCTAAGAGATCGATCTTTTTGAGCAAACAGTCTACGTCATCCCAGGAAAAAGATTCTTGATACATATTCCTTTTTAGACGTACTTCATCAATTTTTTTCATCTCACCTCTTTGACAAACAAAATGTTTGCTCTGTGAGAATATCCTATTCCGGCAAGATGTTTTGAATGACGAACAGGCCAATATTGAAGTTCAACTTCTTCATAGTCGACTGTGGTCGGTTCTGAACTTGATGGGTTTCGTTCTTCCGTAAACATGGCCAAACCACTTCTAGCGTGGGCAATTCTAACCACAGAAGAGATATGATCGCTGTCAAGATATTGAACCTTAAAATCTGGCTCCATATTGAAATTGTTTTGAGCAAATGCTCCCAACATAATTAGTTCTGCCGAATCCAAGGTTCACTCCAATATTCATATTGTTTTGATCTTTCGTTCCATCCAGGACAATGGTTTTGAAAAACTCCAAAAACCTGTTCGATGGCGCAATGCGGGACGGTTTCCATTGTTTCTCTATTAAATTTCCCGTGAAAGTGGTCACATGTAAGACACGCTGCTAGTTTTGGATTTTTTAGACACCTGTAATCCTCGTGCCATTGCGCCCGGGCTTTTCTTACAAATAATCTTCCACAAAACGAGCATTTGTACCTAACAACTTCTTTTATCATTCTATCCTCCACGTAGTATATTATATCACTATCTATTTGTAATTTCAACAAATTCCGGTAAAGTCGATTTTTTGGCGAAGTTGATAGCGTTGATTCCGCTGGTACCTTCGCGGTCTTTTTCGATACGCCCGAGGATTCTGGGCCAATTTTGGCCTTTATCGGTAACGTACATCAACTGATTACCGCGCGTGTCTTTTTCTGGCTCCAAAAGAAGAACGAAATCAGCCCCGTGTTGCAACTCTGATCCGCCATAAAGACTGGTAAGAGATGTGGTTCCGTTCATGCCCTCTTTGGTCATTGACGATACAATCAATCCAAAAACGCCCAGGTCTTTGGCAATACTATGTAATTCTGTTGACAGATAGCCGATCCGCTCAAACTCTTTTCCGGAAACGTATTTGTCGGTGAGAAGTTGCAAATAATCAATAATAAACCACTCAATCTTTGCGCTATGCTTTAATGTTGTCATGTCGGCCCTCAACTGCACCGTATTCCACCGCGTAGATTCGCTCAGATAAACTGGCAGGGGTTCCATTGATTCAATACCCTGGGTAACGCTGTAAATTTGTTTTTCGTCCATTCTTCCCGTCTTCATTGCCCGGGCGGAAACTTTTGACGTGGCAGACAATTGCCTACGCAAAGTCATAAGGGCGCTCATTTCTAGGGAATAAATCACACCCGGATGCCCGTGCGCCGCCATATAAAATCCCATTTGCATTGCCATTATTGATTTTCCCAATCCTGGCCGGCCGGATAACACAAAGGTTGTACCCAATTGCCCACCCCCGGTAGCAGTATCCAAGGTCGGAAATCCTGTCGGTATTCCCCAAATATCCGTTGGGTGTGCGGTACGCGCCATAATATCATCGTACAGTTTCGAGACTTGATCCGATATTTGGGTTGCGCCATTTGGAACTTTTACCAAGTCGATAATTTCTGAATAAAACGCCGGGAGCTTTTCATCGACAGGGGATTCTAAATCATAGGCAAACTTTGCCAATTCTGACGCTTTTGAGATCATCTGGCGTCTAACAAAGGCATCGTGAACAATTGCGGCATATTTATCGGCGTGGGCGCTACTTGGGGTCTCGTTCAGAAGCTCGATCAAATAACTCTGACCGCCAACGTCTTTGTTGGATTTTTCTAATTCCGAAGAAACGGTAAGGATGTCTACGAGACCCTGCGCTTTTTTTATGCGTTCAATGGCCCTGAATATCTCTTTGTGGCGAACAATATAAAATTCGTCAGACGAAATAATTTTAGCCACATCGTAGTAAGCATTGGGGTCAATCAAGACGCTGCCCAAAACACCTTGCTCTGCCTGGATATTACTCGGCACCTTTGTTATATTTATATTTTCCATTGGATTATTTTCCATCAAATGCCTCGCTAAGCTCGCGTAATTCATCGGCAATTGATTCGTGTAATACTAAAATTCTCTTTGCTTCTTTCAGAGATTCCAGTGCTGAAATAAATTCGTCGATGTCGTAACTATCTTGGTCGTCAAGAATATGTTTTTCATAATTTGCTTTGATAGACCTAAGCTCAGACAGCGTTAGTTCAAGTTTTGCGTCACTCCAAATTTTCATTTCTACGCCTCTTTTCTGAAAGCTGCTTGGGGTAAATCTTTTTCTTCATCATCGATAAATACCTGGTCAAAACCACCGTACATATCATCAATTAATATTCTATACCCGTTCATTTTTTATCCTTTCGGTACCCAAATATAATCAACTCCGTTGAATCGAAGTTCCATTCCCTCATGCTCGCGATCAATGCCACTATTAGATTCCGAGATAAGGGCCGTAAACGTGTCTACAAGCGATTTTGGACTGGCAATGGTGTAATTCAACCCCCGCAGCTTATTTATCGCCTGTAGAGCGAAATGTTCGGCCTTATCCGTGTCTCCGTCTGCCAATTCCAGCATACGCTCGATTGGGGCCCACCAGGTTACGCGATATTGAGCAAATTGACTCTTTGTTGACGCCCGGGGAACCACAATATTCATTCCAGCAGCAACCCGCGAAGCCAAATCAGATTTTTTTGCGTCAACAAATATTTTCTTTTTCTTGGTTTCTTCTTTCCAAGAATCAGGAATACCATCAATATCACAATCTTCTACGGTAACTTCTCTAAGTGGTTTTGAAAGAGCCACAAGTGGTTTTTGTTTTGCTTGCTGAACATATTCTGGTTCAGCAAGGTCTTCTCTCTTAGCTTGTATCTTATTTGTATCTTTGTATGCAGGAGATTCATACCCCTCTGCATTTCCTGCATACCCCCTCTGCATTTCCTGCACAGGTTCCTCATATGATGCGGTCAAGGTCAACCGCTTTGTAACAACTAAACGCTTTGTTTCTCCGGGCCCAGACGGCAACTCTATTAGCAAACCGTCTGAGATCAGCCGTTGTTCATGTTCGATAACAGTCCTGGGAGATAAACCAACCCTGTCGGCAATTTTCTGTTGCGATGCACTACAAATACCGTTTTGCATTGCATATCGCTCAATTGCTCCGTATACAGCAGCACAGACAAGACCATATTTATCTACAAGTTCGTCTGAAACCATCGTAAAGTTTTTTCCGATCATTTATCCTCCGAATAATTTTATTCAAAATACTCTTTATATTTTAGGCCGAGGCTATTATACCAGGCCAACATATTGTACCCTCTCGAAACCTGTCTGGCCCAAAACTCTCGCTTGTGTTCATACGAGTCTACTTTTGACAAAACCGTGTGACAAATATCACACACAAGCTCTTCGTTTTCCTCGACGTCATATTCTGGATGCCCTTTTCTGCGACCTACAATACAATGGTGGAGCTGCGAGGCAACTTTTTCGTGACAATTCTCACATAAGCTGCCTCGCTTTTCAACAATATCCGTGAATAACCTTAGCGTATTCGGAATTATTTCTTCCAGTCTGCGCGAGCTTCAGATAAATACAAAACGCGCTGGTGCTGGGTCATGTGTTCTACAGCAAGTTTTTCTTTCCGAGACAACATAGGAAGGAATACAGAAATCTTTGCCGACTTTATTTTTTTGGGTTTATATACTATTCCATTTACGGGATAAACAGGAAGATGCTTGGGCTCATGTTTGGTATATTTTGGGTTCATAAAATCACCTTGATAACGAACCAAAATAAACCAACCGCAACAATGGCCCGAAGAGCCCAAAACACAAAGTCAACAAATTTTACACTGCTATACTCGGTAATTCTTTCTTGCATTTTTATCTTTCTCCCGGTGATCGACTGCGCCGGGACAGGTCTATTTTATTCTTGGGTATGTTCTGCCGCAGCAGCAGCCTCATCAGAAGAACTCACAAGGTGTAATTGGCCCTGAGTCTCCGAAGACGCCATAAGGGATGCCAATTTTCCTTCCTGAACCGCCATTGCGTCCGGAACAAACTGCGCATCGTTGTCTTTTGTAACATGCAGCCATTTCTTCAAGGCCAGCACCTGCTCGTCCGTTAGGTCGTTGACACTGACTTGGCCAACAAGATATTTCAACAACTTTTTATATTTGGCTTCATCTCCGGCGATGCTAACTAGGTTTAGACGAACACCCGTTCTATTTCCCTGAGTTACGGGGTTATTTTTTGTTCCCTTGAATACCTCTATCATTTCTGCAATGCGAATTTTGAGAGTTTCTGGGGAATACGGACGCTCAGGTCTTGGAGAAACTACGGCCTTTTCTACACCCCCCAAAGAACGAGCTACGGAGGTCATAGAAGGGCCATTCTCACTTTCCTGATATGATTCATCGGCTGAGAAATCATCCAGGCCTCCTGGCCATTCCTGTGGCTCTTCTGGCGGCTGATCGGGCTGATCGTCCATGTCGATTTTGCGCGTCTTTGGTTTCATGTCAATTACAGACCCATCCGAAACAAAATCTTCGATGTCCTGGGTAAAGAAATCGCTCGCATTCGTGGTAATTAGGATCATTGCTACAAATGCTCTTTTTTGAGCCATTTTATCAATCGTATTGACTAAGTCCGCCGGGTCATGATTGGGAATGGCATATTGTTTCCCACCAATTTCCCAGGCGTCCATAACCTTTCCGGTTTTTGTAGTTCTTTTTACTAAAACCGCAGTATGGTCAGTAATGGCATTTCTGAAAGCATTCCAGTATTCCATCGGCTTGCCATACTGTCCTGTAGTAGATGCCTTAGTAATGGCAAAGTCAAACTCGGAAATAGTTCCGTCTCGGAATTCCAAGTGCTCTTTATTCACATAAGGTGGTATGTCTTGTTCAGCAACCCACCTATAGCGATATTTTTTCTCCCACGAATTGCACGAACCAATCGCGTCTCCGACAACTTCTCCGTTTTTTATACCCTCACATTTATATTCCCGGAAAAAAAATGGCTCCCCTCCGTGATCTTGCCCCGTCCAGTCGTTTTCGTAATGAACCGCCACAAACGACGGTCGGATATTGAAAAACGTACCGAGCTTTTCGGCGCCAGGTTTATAGAGCGCGGGCTTATCGATACCCTGAACAGCGCCATAGTCGTGATCGGGAACCAATATCTTACTGGCAAACTCTTTTAGAAGGTTGTACCGCACAAGGGCTGTTTTGATTGTGACAACGGGTGCGACATAGTTTATTACCTGGGCCGACGGTTGCGATTCGTTTCCTACGATAGCAAGTGTATTATCTTCGCTCATATGATCCTCCTTATTTTTTTATAACTTTTCCGCATTTTGTGCACACGAGAATTTGTATCTCGTCATCCCATTGGTCTCCTCCGGAAAAATGCTGTCCGCCTATCGTAACAACGGTCTGTTTCTCTGCGGGGTGTGGGCATTTATTTTTCATATAGACTCTCGGCCACGCTTTGAACTTTTGTAAACAACGCCTTGATTGATTCGCTTTTGGCAAACTCTGCCAAAACAGAAACGATCCGCAAATCGGGAATAGCTCTGCCTTTTTCCCAGATATTCACAGATGTTCTGTTGTAGCTAGAATAGACGTGGCGATCCGCCAATTCCCCTTTTATTTCACGGGCCAACGCTTCTTGGGTAATACCACGATCTATTCGGTAGTCACGGATAATAGAAGCAATCAATCCGCGTTTTTCTGCTGGAATTTTTCTCATAGTTATCCTTTCTTGTGTAGTATTATAACCGATCTTGATTATAATGTCAATATAAAAAAAGCCTCCCCTGACCGGAGGGGAGACTTTTCGGAAACACCAGGAATTCGTATATTAGGTTTCAGTAGAGTTTTTTGTAGATGTAGTAGCTGAACTGATACCGTCCCAAAATCCAGATGCCACTAAACCTATCGCAATGCCAAATACGATTAGCTCTAGCCATCCAACGACATCGACGGGAGGAGACACTGAAAATTTGTAAATACCGCCGAAGACGATACCAATTGCCATTGAGATTACCCGGAGAATGTTGCCGCTGAGATTGAACGATTTTGCCCATTCAACCAAAGCGAAAACAAATACCACCAAGGGAACCCCGCCAATCAAATAGTCACTAAAATTCATTGTTCCCATCTCCTTTCATGCTTATATTATACCACACTTATCGAATATCAGACGTTGCTTTTACGATAATTTTACCATTTTCGGTAAACATCTTTAGCCAAACGCAGCCCTTGGGTTTTGGTGGTTTCCCGCTCTCAACTTCCCATCCTCCCGATCCGTCTCCGTAAGCGTCCAGATATCCTGGGGTTCTAACGTGCCATTGTGAATCCTGGTATCTCTTGCCGCGTTCCGTAAGTCTTTCTCGCTGAATCGGGATGGTGTATTCGTTGTGATTGTGCCCGTTCCAGACAATATCGGCATCCGGCAAAAAAACAGCCTGTCTTGCGGTTTGCAATACTCCGCGGGTTACTGGTGCGTCGCCTCCCGATCCGTGAAAATATTTCATATTGAGAGAAAATCGGTGCGTCGCGCCTATGGTAAATAAAAATTTTACCCACCCACCGTAGCCGCCAATCTTGATATTTGATCCGGTATCGGTGTTTAGTTTATGAACCAAGTTGCTCGTTAGATCGATATTGTGGTGTTTCTCCACGGAGGATTCGTGATTGCCTTTGCCAATCAGTACAATATTTTGTGCGTAAGGCGCATAAAAAGCTGCATTGAACTCAACTAGAGCATCAAAATAATTATTTACCTTCAGTTGCGGATCAAGGGCGTCATATGACGAGCGCGGATCGTTTCTTCCTTGCATTGCGTCAAATGTATCTCCCGCCATAAAAATTAGTGCGTCCTTTTCTTTTGCCTCGTCCAGGTGTTTTTTTTCCAGTATTTTATTTGCAAAAATACTATCGTGGTGTTGGTCTGAAACCAGAAGTATATCTTGTTCCCAATATTGCCCAATTCCTTCCAATCGCACAGTAAGAACATTATCGTCCATCGACGAGTTTATTTTTTGCAATGTGATCCTCCTTATTTTCCAGATAGTGCGTCTTCTATAGTTATTGGTACGATTTGATTGTTTGTCAATTGAAGCACAAGTGCCTTATTCCAGACTTCAAAATCATTTGCTTTTTTTTTGACAGCGGCAATCTCTTTTTTCGCAGAAGCCAAATTCGATTCGGTGGCCAAAAGTCTCTCCTCAAATTCTTTCATTTTTTTCATGGCCTCAATATTATCCTGCACGGCATCGTTACTAAAAGCTTTCAGGGCCCTAAGGCCATCAACGCGTACCTTTTCGTTCCTGGCTTCACTTCCGACAGAATTTTGCCGAAATCTTTTCGTGGTAATAATTTTGTCGATTACAAAACCAGCTATCAGTATTACATTGGTAGCTAGCATTGTCAATATCCAACTGATTAGCTGTTGTTCTTCAGGGCCCATGAGATTATCCTTTATGAGTGAGATTGTTTATACCATTCGTATACCAGATTGAGTTTTTCTGCATCCGTCAGCACTGGATCGGGCTGCACTACAACCGTAGAGGACGACGCCAACAAAATACTCGCATCCGCCACCGTGCTTAGATCAACATACTGATTCCCGGTGAAATTTCCGTAGTCTTTTCCAGGAGCTGTCCAGGTATATTGGTGGAGCGCATAACCTTTCCAATTCGAAAAGTTTGGTTCTCCCTCATCTGGGTCAGCGATCCAAAGTGGACATTGGGTAAAATTTCCCATGTATTTGGTCAACGCGCCATTGGTATACATAATAGGCCAATAACCGGTCAAGCGTACAATCTCTCCGCACATCGCCAAAAGAATTTTTAGAGATCGGTCAATCACGCGGTCGGCGTTTGTGTTTTCAATTGTTTCCCAATAGGCGTTATTTTCGTAATCAATAGCCACTTTTAGGTTGAGATTATAAGGTTTTACTGTGTCTAGAAATACCTGAGCCTGTTTTTGTCCCCAGACAATTTCGTTTCCGAGAGAATAGTGCATTTTGGTATAATCCAAAAACGCATATGCTCCCTTGTAATTCAATGTGCACGACTTGGCGATGGTTGAAAAAGATGGGTCAAGATAACTACCTTGAATGGCTTTCATAATTACGCCGTCCACTTTTTTTGCCTGTGCCTTAGACCAAACAAAATCGTGATAAATAGTATTCACGGCTTTGCCGTTCTTTGTGACCAACTCGCCGACATTGGCGGAACTTACATCCATAAATGTTAGTGCCATTTTTTCTCCTTATATATGTATTATGCTGGCTTTAAAGAGATTGCAGCCAGGGAACTTGATGTTGACGTAAATGTATAGCTAACCGTTGCAGTGTACGAAGTGGTCGTTGATAAATAGCCCGAACAATTGGCGTACGCAATAGTTTGCCCGGATGCACCGGAGGTGGTGCCATTAGCTCCAATGACATCCACGGTGATCCCATTCGCGTATGTAGCTAAAGTAACAGAGGCTGTCGCTGTTGTTCCCGCAAACGGAGTAGCCGCAACATAGGGGTTGGATTGATCGACACCGGAAAATTGATAAATGGTTACTCTCCACGTTCCTGAATATGGAACCGTACACGTGAACGACGCTCCTGACGACGCCGCCAAAACAGCGATCAGAACGCGTGGCTGGAAAGTCGTGGACGTTGTTGAAACAATTGTCATATTGGTTGTGTCAATTTTTGGAACGGTAATGCTTCCGGTTGTACTTGACGATCCATCCAATTCGACACAGGCCACGATATAACTATTTGGAACCGAAACGGGCGCTATCGAACACGTAACCGCCGTACCCGTTCCCGTATTTGTCCAAAACGCCTCTTTTCTAACATTGGAGACAGATGCGTCCGGGGAGATCATCAATAACGCAGATACCGTTCCAATTCCACCGCCGGTATAACTAGATAAACACATACCAATACAACCGGTTTGCGGTTTTGAAGTTGATCCAGAATCTTGGGCGTATCCCTCGTAAGACGAGGTGACAAGATAATGACCAACTGTTGCGTTTCCGTATACCGCAACGGTTTGCTGCCCGGCAAAATAAAATACTCCTGATATTCCCGGTGCCGTCGATGCCTTGGCTATGCCAAGAACGGTTCTATCGTTCACGCGCGTGGTTGTTTTTATGCCATTGTCGTGGCTTGTATCAATAACTCCAATCATGCCAACCGCAAGATTTATAGAGGAATAATTAGTTAGTGTAAGCGATGAGCCTCCTCCGGCAGAGTCTTTCCAGGACACTCCGCGTGAACTAGACGAGTCGGCAGTCAAGACTGTATTGTCTGCCCCGATTGGAACCTCTACGGGAGTTGACGGGCCTGACGCCGATATCATGCTGCCTTTTGCGGATAGTAATTCGCCTTGAACTGCTCCTGCGCCGGCGTCAAAATCTGCAATGTCGATAGACAGACCGCCCTCTACGATTTGAACAATATTGTTTATGGACTCTGTAATTGTGAGGATCATATAGTTATCCTGGGGATTATCGAGAACTCTCCACGCAAAATAGATTGTACTGTTCCATCCGGGGCCGTCAGTCTCAAATTATACTTTGGTTTTGCTATATAAATAGCCGCTGATTGCGTTTTAGTTATCAGAAGATCAATTCTTCCCGTAGCCGCCGTAATAGTTATCCCGGAACCTGCGGTTGTTGATAAACTAAGAATCAGTGGTGCTCCCTCGCGTTCTCTCAAATCCATTTGAGCCGAGTATCCAGACAAGGAATATGCAGCCCCGTTATTGTCTTTTACAAACAAAGCAGCCGACCACGTGTCCCCTTGCATAAGTGGCATCCAGTTGTAAACAGGAACTCTATCTGTCATAATATTAGCTCCTTGAATAATTGTTTGGTCGCAGCTATTGTAGGAATTTGCCAAGTGAGAACATCAATCGCGTCGGCAATCATTCCGGAATAATACTGCCGTAGTTTATATCCCCTGAACTCATCGTCCAGGGCGTTATATCCACTGTGCCAATAGACGCCTTTTATATTTACCGGAGTCCACAATGGATCAGTGTACATCAAAAAATCCAATACAGAACCTCCAGATACACTTTTTCCACCAGCGACATCTACTTGGTAGTCGAATTCTATTTTGTAAAAGTTGGCCGCCATCGCCCAACGCCATTCCTCGACAGAACCAATGGGGATACCATGAACGGTGGCGTCCGGAGCGGGGTCTGGCTCTTGTTTTGACGTAAAATCATTCGGCATATATATACCACTTCCGTGTCGAACTTTTTTACTTGGGACTTGAAATTGAAATTCTTTCATTATTCGATCTCCGTTACTACCAGGCGATACGTATAACCCTTTTCTGAAGACGCAAAGGGTTGTACGGGAGGAGGATCGATGAATACCTTTTTATCGTCGAACTCGTCATAAATGCTGTGCATATGTAATTGAGTAACGTTTTTTGACCAATTGCTAATTATTTTACTTCTGTCCATTCCGAGTTTAATGTCCTCTGGCTCTCCCGATAGGTTTTTTTCATTGTCTCCGTTTCTGAATGTAAACGAGTATGAATATTTTGGCGGAACCTTGGAAACACACTCAACGACGGCGGTTTTTATAATGGGCGTCGATGTGTTGCTTGTTGTCATAAGTCTTAGCCTAATACGGATACGACTTCCAGAAATACCATCGTCAGTAATGGGGATTTCTGTCTTTGGAGATGTGTCAAACTCTCCGTCAACCGGAGTCCAGGTTGCGTCATTGTCTAATTTGTAATCTGCTTCAACAAATACGGTTCCCGCTGACATTTTTTCGCCAAACAATTTGACTGAGTTATACAATTTAGTTATATCGAATAGAGAAGCGTACATATAGCCAAACTCCACGGCTCCTTCGTGAACATAAGTTGAACTTGAGTCTTTGGATGGGTCTACGGTTAGAGAGGGAAGGGATAACCACAACATATCCGATCCGGAATTGAACCAAAGCCTATCTTGGTCTGATCCTGGAATTACTTGTACTTGGCTGGATAAAATACGTTCGCCGGCAGACGGAGATCGGTAGATTTCGTGATATCCAAGAAGGTTGTACAATAATATCGAGGAATAATTACTTGATCCTCCGTCAATGTTTACGAAGAATTTACCGGGGTATCCTGTCATTGATGAAATTATACCTTGGCGATTACCTGGCATTCCGGAGTCTTTGTTTGGGCCAAGATCAGTCAATTGACTATCGTAATATCGTTCCAGGCCAGACCCCAGATTGAAATATAAATATACTCCGTGAACTAGAGTTGCTTGACCATTCTGCCATGTTTGCGCAGAGTGCATTTCCCGTAGAGGAATTTCATCCGGTTTTCCGCTGGTAATATTGAAGACTGACCCTTCTCGAAATACCCACAACAATTTAGTTGATCCGTATTCAAGAATTGAGGTTATTTTTCCATAATCGTCAACAAACGGAACGGCTGTTCCAAAAGTCAAGTCTCCCCACGTGGTTACAACGGTAGCTTTCGCAACAGATATTTGAGAATTCGAGTCAAGGTTATTGGCTTTCCAGATAACCAATCCGTCTGAGGCGTCCCGAACCGTAGTCAAAAAAACAGCCTTGTTAGTTCCGTCTGCCACAAAAGTTTCTGTATAGGCCCCGGAACTTTGATACCAGCGAATTCTGCGCATATTGACCGCGTCTCCCTGGGCCACATATAGCCAATTGTTGACGACTAAAATGTCCGTTACAGGAGCAGTCAAGCCGTGACCAGTCCATTCTGACCATAAATTAGTACCCACTATTGCATATTCCGTTGTAGTGTCTTGGGTAACAATCCACGGAGAGTCTACTGTGATCGTAGTGGCTGTATTAGATACTATTTTGCGCCAAGGTTTAGACTCATTTGATCCCGTTCCCCCAACTAAAACCAGAATTGCCCCGACCCATTTGTTTGCCGTCCATGTTTTTGTGGCGTCTATCGTAGTAGACAATGCGCCCGTGTTTGCGTCTGCAACGCCAACGTCTCCATTACGATATATTTTTGGACTTCCGGAATCTCCGGAAATAGCAACGTATTGTGACCTTTTATACTGAAAAAATTTCACATATGCAGGAGAAGCAGTATTGTCGGAAACTCTATAATATAAATCAAACGGAGAAACACTCCATACTGAAGCGTCAGTAGAATAAAACGTCGTACCGTTTTGTGTATTAGAAACGCCAATCTGCCAATAATTGTTTTCGTCCGAGGTATCAACGGTTATTTTTATCCAATATGTTGTTCCTAAAACAAAACTGGCAGAAATTGCCAATTTATAAAATTCAGATAACGTGTCTGTGATATTTGAAGTAGTCACCGTTGCGCTTGCGATCACAGTTCCTGGAGTCAACGATGCACCGTTGGAACAAAGAGATATTGTCAACATTCCCGGGGTACCTCTGCGGCGAATATACAATTGTATTTGCTGAACAGTATATGTGGCAGAGGCCGTGAAATAAGATGCGATATATTGAGTTTTAGTTCCGTATAAAATATTTTTCCAGGTCACGCTTCCGGGCAAATAAAAATCTTGGCTTTTGTATCCCGTAGCATATTGTTCTTGTGGCCCCAACATAAGTGTTCCAAGAGAAGAATTTATTCTCTTTGAATCAAAAAATCTGGTCACGTCGTCGTCAAAATCTTCTTTTCCGCGCCCCCCAGACCAATCCTCCTGGGCAATTGGTGTCCACGGTTGTTCAAAATCAGAATATTTTGTATTTCCGGATGTTGTTTTTACGGCTGTCCTGATGGTGCTTGCGGCTGAAATAGATAACGGCGAAGACTCACCTTTGACGTTGGTAATAATAAACCCCAAAGTTGTTTCTCCATCAGACAATGATATATGATGGGTTGGATTTTTTTCGTAAGGAGACACTCTAATTGTCATTACCAGGAACTCAACTTGGAATCGATGGATTTTAGATAATCGTGGCCGTTTTTCATGGTATCGCGCACCTCTTTTACTTTGACAAGAGCTTGATTCAGAAACTGTATTGCTATTGGATCATCATTACCAACTTTTGAAATATAGTCTCGGTACACAACAACTACCGAGGCCCATCGCAGCCAATCAAGGTTGACTCCTGAAGCAATTGAGCTACTATAAGACGTTGGGGCTGGATGCGGAGTTCTGTACCAAACTCGAATTTTCATTCCAGAGGTTGATGGGGCCTTATTCGAATCGAATACAATCATTCCGCCATTTTCAAACCAATAATAACTTGGAGAGAAATCATAAGGTGCAGAAGACGTGGTGCCAACTTCGATTCGATATACGTTACTTACTCCACTTGGGAGGGTATACTCGTATTGGGTTGAATCTACAACCAGAGTGTCGTCTTTACTCACTACATCCCCGACTTCATTTAGCGCCGATCTAATTGCGGAAAAAATCGATGAATATGAAAACTTTGATGGAAAAGCGGAGTATAACAAACCGGAAACAATTGCATTTGTTTGTGTCGCGACTTTGA